TAAACTCGGTATATTTTTAGCACCCTGTAACAATTTAATGATTACAGTAGGTTGACTTTTAAGAGGAATTCCTAATGCACTCCAATATTTTTGAACATCTCCATCCGTTAGTACCCCAGTTGAGGAAACATTTCCGTATAAACCACCACCAAAGGAAACTACGCCAACTAAACATTTTTTACTAGAAGGGGCGGGTATAGAATAAATCTTCGCAATTTGTTTCATATTAAAACAGTTATCATAATTAGGCATCGCTGATGCATGCGGTTTTATAGCAAGACTACTTGCATTGCAAATGCGCGATGATTTATTATGAACTAAAAACATATCATTTTTTTTATTCCATGATTGTAATGCGGCTTGTTTTTCTGGATCTGTGCAAAACACATCTAAACAAGTGGAATTGCGACAGGTTTCAAAACCGGCTGCACTTGCGGATGCAATTAGATCTGTCCACTCATTTTCAGAGCAACAATCCATATTCATGATAATTGACGCCATGATTATATAGTAACATGATAAAAATATTTGCTAATAATAAGAATGTTTATCATTGATGCAATTGATCCCATGATTTTTTTCATTAGTTTAAGCATAGGTTTATTCTTTGCCTATGTAACAGCAACAACACCTCGTATTGTTTTTAAGTATCCCACCCCCTACAACAGTGATAAAATCATTTACACCGATGCTGTTGGTACTTGTTATAAATACAAAGCAACCGAAACTAAATGTCCTGCAGATGGTAAAGATATTACTCCTATTGTATTTCAATAAAATTGAAGCTCGGAATTTCTCCCTTCAAAACATACACATAGAAATGAAGAATAAGCAAGGTCTTCTATGGTGGGAATCAATCGACAAAGTAGAAGTTGGTGTAGATGAATGTGCCAGAGGTTGTCTTCTTGGACGAACGTATACAGCAGCTGTCATTTGGAGTCCAGAATTCTTAGAAGAGGCAGAAGAATCAGAAGAATATGACTGGATCCATAAAATTAAGGATTCAAAAAAACTCTCTGTTAAGTTACGAGAGATGCTAAGTGAACAAATTAAAGCACACTGTTTAGATTATGCCATTATGTGGGCAGACGAAAAAACGATTGATCAAAAAAACATTCTACAAGCAGTACAAGGATGTTTTCACCAAAGTTTGGATTCCTTGCAGCTTATTCCAGATAAAATTTTTGTCGATGGTACTGTTTTTAATAGCTATTACGACAAAGATTTTAATTTAATTCCACATGTTTGTGTGGTGAAAGGAGACAATACCTATTTGAATATTGCTTCTGCAAGTATCCTTGCAAAAGTGGCACACGATAATTACATTAAAGAATTATGTGAGGCTCATCCCGAATTGTCCGAAAAATATGATATTTCTAATAACATGGGCTATGGTACGGCTAGTCATTTAAAAGGTATCGAAACACATGGAATTACTGATTTTCATCGTAAAACATTTGGTATTTGTAAAACCTTTTAATTTTTTAGTAAGTAGAATAATCCATTCCACCAAACCCAGGAAGTGCTCCACTTGCCGGATGGGCTTTCATACTAGTATGATATGGGTTTTCTAGTTTGGCATCACTCTCATCCGAATCTAATGAAGACTGATCATATGATAAGCCCTGGTCAACTTGTTGGACACCTAAACCAGAATGGGAAACATAAGGAGCTTCTTTGACAGGATTCTCAAATTTCTCTGATTTTGTAGACATATCAGAAGACATGCTAGAATCCACGGATTTCATGTCTTTTTTAGAATCAACCATAACTGGCTTTGCTTCTGTGCGTTTTACGCGCGATGAGATCTTACTAATTAAGTGACGAGTGTAGGAATGAAAACTAACAAAGAATGCTAAGGCGATCAGGAGAGAAATACTAATGTCCTTTGTAGCGGTGTAGGCGATGAGGGCAAACATAACGATTTGAAAAGCGGAGTGATGGAATAATTTAGAAATCCAAGCTGGTAAACGAGGAGCAGCTAATACGGCATATAGAATAATAAAGATACGAATAAAACCGGAAACATAAGTATTATTTAGAACGGATTCAATCGATTGTTGCGTGGATGACATTTCTATTATTAATAGATATTTTTTTCATTTAGACAATAATAAAATAGAACCATACATTAGTATCCCCATGTTAGAGGTTTTTCAGAAACGTCCAATGGTTGTTTTACTAAGTATTCTTTGGGGATTAGGATTAGCAACATTATTTGCCAGTGTAGCCAACAACCGAAATTGTATGATTGTTCGCGGCGAGTTACCTTCAGAGATTGAAAAGAAGGTATTTCAGTACCCTGATATCGAAAATAAGTGTTATACCTATAAAAGCTATATTACTCCTTGTGAAAATGAAATTTACAAAAAAGTTAAAATCGAAAAGAAGAAATAAATTTAAACAAGAACGAAGGTTCATACCTATGAACCATACGATCTATCAGGAGCTAGCCAAAAGACACGACGAGATTGAACGAAATGTACTTCGTATCATTCGACCTGGCGTAAGGGTTGCCGACATTTGTATATTGATTGAATCAGAGTTAGGAAAAGATATAGCTTTTCCAGTAGGCATTAATCGTAACCATTGTGCAGCACATGATTCTATCCTAGATATAAATGACCCTACACTTTTCACAGTGGATGATGTAGTAAAAATCGATTTTGGAATACAGAAAGAGGGACATATTTTAGATGCCGCTTTTACAGTTGCTTTCGATAATCGTTATCGGGAACTACTAGATACTAGTAGAAAGGCGTGTATGAATGGTGCAAAAGAATTCAGACACAATCGTCCGTTAATAGACATTACACATGCCATTCAAAAAGAAATAAAGGAACCATTTGGTGCGATTACAGATTTATGTGGACATCAAATTAAACCTTATTACATTCATGGTGGTAAAGTAGTACCAAATGTAGTCATACCTTATCGAGAAAAGGCATTAGAAGGGGAAATATATACAGTAGAACCTTTCATTAGTACCAATCGAAAGCCAGAAATAGAAACAGGTAATAATGTTTCTCATTTTATGTATAATTATTTTCAGCATTCTTTTAGTAAATCTAGTTCTTTCCTATCACTATGCCCCACTTTACATTCTTATCAAACATTAGCATTGAATCGACGTTGGTTGCCCGAGAAAGAGCAACATACATTACTAAAATTAGTGGAGAAGAATCTATACCATTCTTATCCACCAATTTATGAAAAGGATAAAGATGCCAAAGTAGCACATTTTGAAACAACGCTTTTAGTAACAAAAACAGGTAATATTTCTTATAAAACATATGATTCTGTTGATCCCTACATTATAATTTAGGGACACCCTTTCCAGTTTCTTCGCGACATACTGGACATGTGATATGTTCTGCGAGCCATGTATCAACACATGCTGTATGAAACATATGACAACATTTGAGTTCTCGACAAATATCTTCGTCTTTAAAGTTTTCAAAACAGATACTGCACGTATCCAACTTATGTTTATTATTAACTTTTAGTTTAGCATACGTATCATTAGATAGTTCATCCAATTCTTTTTTATCTAAACCTACCACAACATCTCCATAGAGAGATGGATTCCGCAATAATGTAGACAAAAGGGATATATCACTAGAAAACTGATTCATAGAGTATCCACTCAATAGGCTCATAAGATTGGCTCTAGGATTCCTAACTTGAATAATATCATCCTGTCGAAGAAAGGTATTAAATAAACTAGTAAGATCAGTTACACGAACCTGTTCATCAATATCTAAAATATGAAGGGGTACAGAAGGTTGAATTAAGTTTTGGAGTTGTTGCGAAAAGTTATTAATTTGATTGATTTGATCATTATCATTTATTTCCTCTTTTTCTTCTTCTCCTGCCGATAAAGGACTCGATAAAGGGATTACCTCCGATTCGATTAAAATAAAGGAATCTCGCTCCATGATAGAGTCCATAAGTAAGGTATCTTCTGGTAACAATACACCACCTAACCGAGTTTCTTCATTCATTTCGATTTGTGCTTCGTGTAAAAGGTAATACATGTTAGTGGGTCTAGAAGAGTAATACGTAAGGAGTTGGTTACGAATAAAATCCATTAGATTTCTTACAGTATAATGGAAAGGTACATGCATGTCGATATAGGACTCTTGTCCCCCAATTTTCAAGATAGCGCGAAAAGTAAATGTATTAGAATAATGACTCATGATTTTGTGTTACTCTAATAAATTTTATTCAATTTTAAATCAGTTTTTGTTCTTATAGTTCAGATGTTTCTACTTGTTCTAGTACATCTTCTAAAACAACCTCTTTATCATCTTCTAAAGGAAGAATTGGACGATCCAATAGAGTCGATTCAATGATCTCTTTATCTAATCCAAATACTTCTCGAAAGATATGATAATTACCCAATACATGATCATTAATTTCCGGCATAGAGATAACAACCTCTTTTAGATACCCAGAGTACTTACCAAAAACCTCTTTTATAATGGTTGCAACATGTCGAGGAGGATGATGATGACCTTCGCAACCAAAAGCAGGCAAAACCAAACTATCAAAACCCATTCTAATAGCAGTTTGAAAAACAATTTCAATATAGGTCCGTGTATTATGTTCATCTTCTTTGTTAAGTTTGGCATTTTCAAATAAGTTTGTATAATCATATTCTAAACAATGCGGTGATGGTACAGGAGGACAAGATACGATACCAATGCTTTCTACTGGATCCATTACCGTCCATCCATCTTTCTCAGAAGCTTTAAACACAGACACATGAGGCGAAAGAATAACTCGGGAACTATAATGAAATGGATATAAATCCAATAAAAGAGTTTGCGCTAAATTGGTTCTTCGAAAAATCGTTTCTTCTTGACCCCCTGTACCTAAATGTAGATTGCATCCGGGAAAGTTACGATCCGTCATATTTAATAGGAGGGGTTGCAGACCACGTTTCTTCATATGAAATACTTGATCAACCCAATCTTGTTGAACCACATCTATAACTGTAGAATAGGAAGGAGATGGGTTTAGGGTAAAGAAATCTTTTTGTTCATAAATTAAGCTAGATTTCTTTGGAATAGGGTACAAGTGGGAACGAGTTTGAGTGTCCTCCCAACACATGATTCGATCAAATACACTTGTTCCATAAATACCTTTTTTTGTTTCCCAATCTGATCCTTCTGTATCGCTCAATAGGGGCGCAAACATAGCATCTAAACTAGAAACACCTAATCCATCCGAACGATATGATTTGGTTACAAAACCTTCTTTTCCATAGTGTCCTAAAGAACCCGGTGTCATGGTAATGATTTTTTTGAAGGGATATAAGTCTTTAAAATACATTCCGATATGATAATTACTAAACAATACAGGTACATCGTTGTCTCCATAGCCAATATACATGGGTTCCATTCCGTGACGATCTGTTCCCATCATCCATTCGCCGCATTTATTCCGAAGAATAAAAGAGAAATATCCACGCATATCATCAACATGGGGAATCATCTCTTCCATTGTAAGAAGGGTATCCCAATCTACAACTGGCGTACCTACGGATACCAAGTAAGATCCATCTTTTTCATAAATTCCACCTTCTGTTTCTTTTTCTTGATTACAAGCAAGTATAAAATGATCAACCTGTTTTACGGTATTAAACAATGGTTGATCACGATATGGATCAGATAGCTTTTTTAAAATAGAAGAAACGACTCCAGAGGATAGTACAGAGGTATCCAATAAAACATAATGAGTACGATTCATTTTAGTGCTTTAGATATATACGTATCTATTTGTATATATTTAAATTAGTTGGTTTTCAACTTCTCTTCTAAGGCTTCGATAATTTTTTGAGTCACGACTTCCGTAATCTCTTCTACTAGACCGTCGATTGGGCTCCCAGATCCAGATAGAGGATATTTTTCATCGACTTTTACAGATTTATCTATGGTTTCTTTTTCTTCAATCATAGAATCATGTAACATATCTTTTTTTGGTAAGGGAGAGTCTGATTCAGACTCTAAATCTTCTACCCAATCGGATTCTGACCCAGATCCTGATTCAGCTTCTTCTTTCTCTTGATCTTCTAGAACCATTTGGATCTCTGTTGGAGGGAGACCAAAAACAGACTCTACATATCGTGCTGCTTCATGTGTAATGGTCGTACGGGGTAAGATAAAGGCGACTAATAATAGAAAAAAGATAAATAAAGTAAACAACATCACGTTTATGTATTGTATAGGATGATTTTATTTTTAAGCCACTTCCGTTTCAGGACATCTACGATTTCTACTAACTCTAAGCAACCAATTTGTAAAGTGTTAATATTGTTTATTACTCTATGATAGTGAGTCTGAAATAAGTCAATAATTTTTTCTTTTGAAAAAAATAGTAAAATATTATTTTGATGTGGTTTTTGTATATCTGTGTGGTAATCTTCTAGATCATCTAGTAGTTGATATAGAATTCCAAAAGAGGAACCAAGCTCTTTGACTGTATCTAATCGATCTAGTGTTTTTCTAGAGAAAATATAACCAAATAGAAAGGATAGAATAAATAAAGAACTCGTTTTACAGTGAACCATACGTAAGTAAGAATCCGGATCATTCTTATCCATATGTAAATCCATATATTGTCCTTTACATAATCCAGATGTACCTAACAAGGAAAAAATCTCTTTTTGAAGAACAGAATCAAACCTAAAAAATGTTTTTTCATCTTCGAAATAACTAATCTTTCGTAATTCAGCCATCATATTTGTGTAATGGTGTTGAGAGAGAAGGAGAAGTTGTAAACTACATAACATGGCAGTAGCCGAATCATATTCTTTATGCAGGGTTAATCTATTTCGACGATAATCATCATTATCCATAATAGGCAAATCATCTAGAATTAGGGATGAAGTATGAATATACTCTAGATACAATATAATTTTAGTTAATGCAGGGAATCGTTCTGGAGTGAGATTAGAAGTTTGAAAAAGGGATAAATAGAGTAAAGGTCTCCATCT